CATTTACTTATACATTGATTGAAAGTAAAGATATTTCATAATGAAAGAATTATCTGATATATTTATAACAAAAGAGTTCAAAGAACTTCGATGGACTCAACGATTATGGATACGAATAAAAGTAGCATTCATAGAATTAATTCAATATGGGTTCTAAAATGGAATTATTAAAATCAACATGGACACAGGTTATTATGTCAATTAGTACAGCGTGTGCATTTATGGGTTCATATTTTATGAATTTAACCGCAGATAACACCGAACAATATCTTGCATTAACTTCAGTAGTTCTATTAGATGGATTCTTTGGTCTTATTGCTGGGATTAAAAGAGAAGGATTCAAAACATATAAAGCAATTAAAGTTTTAAAAACACTATTTGCTTGGATATTAATATTAACAGTAATTCTTTCAGTAGAATTAGGATTTAAAGGCACATCTTGGTTATCAGAAACCATTTTGATGCCTTTTATTGTTTTCCAACTTATCTCAGCTCTTAAAAACGCCTCAATGGCAGGTTTTATCAAAACAGAGTTACTTAATAAGATTCTTGATAAGATTGACCAACATAAAGGAGAAAGAAAATGAAAACATTACTACAATATATAACATCAACCAGAATGGTTTACTTTCTAATGTCAATGGTATTGATAGTAGGGTATCTACTTAAATCTTGGGAAGTTGTAATATTTGTTTGTTTGATGTTACAAATCGGCCTTTGGACAGGATTCTGTCCTTCAAAATACTTTTTTGAGAAATGTGGGTTTAAGAAAACGGAGCTGTAAATGAACGCTCTGGATGGAATATCTATAAATTCCAAAATATCATTAATAGTAGCTGGTGTTATTATGATGACATTCTTTTCAGTACAAACTTGTATTGTATTTGGAATATGCCCACCATCTTTATTCTTAGCAAAATTTGGATGGGGTTGTGTTGTATTTTTTATGCCTCCATTCTTTAAAGTAGTACATGAGTTTATTATAAACAAACAACAAATCAAAAACGATTTAAGTAAGAAAAATATATACTTAGAACACGCTGCAAAAATCATCAGACACGATATGCATAGTGGTATTAACACTTACATCCCTAGAGGATTGAGTTCACTTCAAAGACGATTAGATGATGAACAAAAGAAAAAACTGAGAGCGCCATTACAATTGTTAGGAGATGGTGTTAAACATGCTCAAAAAGTATATAGCGGAGTATATGAATTTACTAATTTAGTAAAAGAAAATGCTCAGATGTCGAAAACACCAAATAACATTAAACAAATCTTAGATGAATATTTATCACTTACTGCATATAAAAATCAGGTTCTTTTAGATGATAATTTACCTGTATCATTAGAAGTAAACGAACCACTTTTTTGTACTGCAATTGATAACTTAATTAGAAATGGATTAAAGTATAATGATTCACCAACAAAATGGGTTAAAATATATTTTGAAGGTAATTATAATAAAGGGAGCTTCATTATTATCGAAGATAATGGTAGAGGTATGACTCAGAGTGAATTTGATGAGTTATCTAAACCATATGTTCGTAAAGAAGGTCAAAAAGAGAAAGGAACGGGTCTTGGGTTAAATATTTGTAAAGCTATACTAAAAGAGCATGGCTTTGAACTTTCAATTGAAGAAATAGAAGATGACCCCGACACAGTTGAAATTGAAAGTGGAACTAAAATGAGAATAAAGATATGATTGATTCGTTAATGTTAGTAGATGATGAGAATTTGTTTCATCTTGTGTTTGAAGACGCGTGTTCTCTATTAGATATTACTCTTGCATTAGAAGCATTGGATTCTTCTGATGAAGCAGATAAACTTTTTAAGAAATGGTTTACAGATGGGCCTATAGATGAAAGACCAGAGTGTGTATTTGTTGATTTAAATATAATTGGTTCTTCTTTTGATGGTATTGAACTAATCAGAAAAATAAATTATGATTATGGTAATGGAGTAGTTATCGGAATCATCTCATCTTCTCAGGATGAACAAGAAATCGAAAAGGCTAGAGCAGTTGGAGCTCAATTTTGGATTATTAAATCAGATGATATAGAACCTCGATTAGAAGAATTCAAAAAAGATTATGAAGGTTATAAAAATAGAACAGCACCTTTCAAAGTGTATAAGTAATGAAGAAAGATGAAAATACAAAAATCTACGAGGGATATTCTATTAGAAATTGCCAAACATAAGAGAGTTTATGTTGAGGGTAACTTTCTAAAACTCATTGAGCCAGAAGAAGGTGATGAAGAGTTCGAAGAATATTTAAAGTTATGTAAAGAAAAAGATTCAACTTCTCGTAGAAAACGATTAGAAGTTACAAAACAAGTTCAAAAACAAAATAATGAACTTGAGAGGGCTCAAAAAGAAAACAAAAGAGTAAATAGACAATTAGAAAAAGCTCTTAACGAAGCCATAGATTCTGCAGAACAATCAAAAAAATCAAAAGAAGAAGCCGAAAAGGCAAAAGAAGAATTGGAAGTTGCATTACAACTTGCAGAACAATCTAAAGAAGAAGCCCATAAATTAAAGGCTGAAGCAGAACACGCAAAAGAGATTGCAGAAACCGACCTCTCCTTACTACAAAAGAAAACACAAACCGAACTGATGGGTAACATCGTAAGAGTTGCTCTATGGGTTATTATGGGTGTTGGATTTGTTACAACTGGATTATATGTGTTTGTGTTATTATTAGGACATGATAGTAAAATCATCGAATCAACCTGGTCAAATCTATTTGGTATCTTATTAACAAATTCATTCAGTATTATTGGTACTATTATGGGTGTTAAACACGCAAATGGTGGTGATAAAAAATAATACTATATTTATATAAGATGTATACGTGGAATCAATATAAGAGTTTAAACGAAAACCGAAACTTAAATGAAAATGTGGTACAAAAAAAGTATCAGATTTATTTAGGTAAATTGGAGTTAGAAGAATTTCTAAGAAATCCAATTGACGGTGGTGATGTTCAACCTACACCAACTATACCAACAGAAACCTTTTTCTTACTTCAAGAAAATGGAGATTATATATTACAAGAAAACAACGATAAAATAAGATTAGCATAATGGCAGATTTACCAATATCAGGATTACCATCAGCATCATCATTAGATGGAACTGAACTTTTACCTTTTGTTCAAGGGGGAGTTACAACTCAAGTAACCGCACAAGACATTTTAGATGCAAATTTACCAGTAACATCTTCAGGTATTACAGTATCAGGAGACATTATACCAACCACATCAAGGGGTGCATCTTTAGGAACTGTTACAAACCCTTTCTCATCAATATTCGTTTCATCCGGCTCTATTTATGTAGAAAGTGACATACCAGGTTCCAAACCTGGAATCATTACAAATGTTGATAGAGATATATCTATAGATTCAGCCGGCTTTAGACTAATCAGCGGTTCAACTACCCCTTTCAGATTATTTAGAGAAGGTATTATAACAGTTCGTACCGATTATCAAGACCCGACATCTCGACCATTATTTGAAATTATAGGTAATGTAGAAGGTTCTGCTTCTTTAGCAGTAAACCCCGGCACACTCTTACAAACAACCGCATACGATGGACAATCGAATAGAAGTATTTTTGATTCATATGGTAGTTCATCTTTTTCACAATTAAACCTGAGAAGTGCAAATGGTTCGGTATTTAATCCAACAACAACAGGAGAAGGTGTAATAGGTAGAATTGGTTCTTCTGGTTGGTTAGATGGAATAGATTTCGGTATTCCTGGAGAAACAGCACTACCAACACGTATTGATTTCTACGGTGAAGGATATACAAGTGGTAGTAGACCAACCTCAATTAAAATGTATACCACAGATGAAGGTGAATTAGACCCTAACGGTATTGCTTCTTTAGAGTTAAATAAAGATAGATTATATGTTTTAGGTCAATTATCTGCATCTTTACAAGAAAACTATGTATGGTTAGGAGATTCTAATAATAGAAACATAGAAACCCCAGTCTCATCTTTAAGTACATATCTAACAGGTTCTTTAGTATCTAAAGCATATGGTTCATTCTTTGATACAACAACCCAATCGGGTTCAGCAGATACTGCCTATGCAGTAAAACATAATACTACTGATTTTGGAAGTGGAGTATCAATAGTTAGTGATACTCGTATTACAATGGCAGAGGCCGGAATATATACAATTATATCCACACACCAATACTCACATACATCCGGTGGTGTAGTAAATATTACTGGTTGGTTAAGAAAGAATGGAACTGATGTATCAAACTCTGCTACTGATTTAAGATTAAAAGGAAATGGAGAGGCTGAACTATATGCTATAAACTACTTCGTTTCAGCCTCTGCTGGAGATTATTACGAACTAATGTGGTCACCCGATGATTCCTCAACTCAAATTATTTACATAGCACCAAGAACTTCCCCAACAAGACCAGCAGTACCATCAGTAATTACAACAGTTAATAGAGTTGGATAATAAAAAAATATAAGTTATGGTAAAAGGAAATTGGAGTCACAAAAGAAAACATTTTAATATTTATAGGTATGATACGAGAATATAGTTGGAAAGATTGGATGCAAAATCCTAAAAATAAAGAATTGTATAATTCTAATATGAATGAAGGATTGCGACAATTCAAATTAGAACAACTTAGAAGAAACAAATTAGTTCAAGTAGCTAATTTTAATCAAAAGGGTTATTAATGGAACGATTAGAAAAATTAGTAAATCTTCTTGAAAAGAAGTATGGTAATACGAATATTACTGAAAGTAATAAAGTTGAGATTAGAAAAATAATAAGCGAAGAGATAGCAAGGGTCACAGAATCCCTTGAAGAAGTTGATGATTCGCAGACCTCGATGACATACGCATCACTCGAAAGAGCGATGAAATATTCTAAAGGAATCTATAAAAAGATGAAAGAACAGAATATTGAGGATGTTGATGGTTGGGTGTTTGCAAAAATTACTCTGGCAGATGATTATCTAAAATCAGTTTATAGTTACTTAGATGGTAATGATGGGCTAAAAGAAGACGAACAATTAGACCATGCCTTTAACGATGCAAAACCTGTTGATGAAGAATCCAAACGGGATTACAAAAAAGAGTACGCAAAGTACGGTAAATCTGAAAAATCAAAGAAATACAGAGCAGAACTAAATAAGTACAATAGAGATAAGGGCACGTACGGTAATGGTGATGGTAAAGATGCTTCTCACAAAGGTGGAAAGATTGTTGGATTCGAATCAGAATCTAAGAACAGAGGTAGAGCTGAAAAAAGTAGATTAAAGAAAAAGTAAATCATGCCATTATATAGTAGAAAAGATATGCCACAAGTGAATACTCAAAAACTGAGTAAAGCCCTTAGTATGGCAAAATCTAAAGTAAAAGTAACTAAAGGAATGAGTATGGCAGGAAGTCTAAAAGCTTCTCAGAAAGAACTCATTAAATCTAAGGTTATTGGTATCTCAAAAAAATACAACAAACCTACTGATATGAAACCGTTAATCATATCTAAGGATAACTACATAGTGGATGGACATCACAGATGGGGTGCTGCAATTTACAAATTTGGTAAAGATGTAAAAGTTCCTACATTCACATTACACTTAAAAAGAGATGAAGCAATTGAACTTTATAATGATATTGCAAGTTCATTAAATGAAGTTATGGGAAAGGCAGCTAGAATGAAGATGGCTCGTAAATCTAAATCCAGACTCAAACGAGGATTAAAGAAACGTATCAGAAAGATGAAGAAGAAGCGGTCTAATTCAGATTTACTAAAAGCGGCTGAGAGAAAAGCAAAAACAATATTGATGCAGAAGATGATGAAGAAATCTCCGGATGATATGAGTATGAATGATAAGATAAAGTTTTCTGAGAAGTTAGCTAAGAGTCGAGGGAAAATACAAAAAGTAGCTAGAAAAATACTTCCTAAATTAAAACAAGCTGAAACGAAAAGAGTAAAGACGATGAAGGCTAACAATACTAAAAAGAGGAATGAAGACATTACAATACCAATTAACGTAGGTGATACTGTATTGGGTGGTAAGTTCAAAAATAAAAGAATCGTTGTTAAATCAATCGGTAAGAACGAAAAAGGTGATATTACAATCAACAACAAACCATTAATGAAATTCAGATTAATGAATGAAAGCACAGGCGCATCAATTCAATGTTCTAATTGTACTCATAGTTGGGATATTATACATAGTGATGATAGACCATACTTTTGTCATAACTGTGGCTATGATGCACAATCACAAAAGATTGATTTAGTTGGATTA